AAAGTGTGGTGATGAACTATATAGAAATAATCAATATTGGGAAAAAATAAATACAGTATCTAATCCAGAATTAGTAGATCCATTAGCTTATATATTATCATTATCACCAAAGTTTATTACTAAACAGGGAGGGGCATGGTTTGTAAATAAAAGCAAAGAACCAAATTATAATTTACTAACAGCTGAGCAACAAAAATCTTTAAATGAACAGATTGAAAAAATGTTAGAAAACAAATATAAATTTATTAGGTATAATGGTTTACGTAGAAAAAAATTTGATGAAATGGTAGAAAAAGCCGGAGGAAATCCTTTTTCTAATAAAATAATTGTTGTTGATGAAGCTCATAATTTAGTAAGTAAGATAGTAAATCAATTACAAAGACCAGACTCTTTATCAATGGATATATATAAGTATTTACAGAGTGCAGAAAATACAAGAATAGTATTATTGACAGGTACACCTATAATCAATTATCCTCATGAAATAGCTATAATGATGAATATATTACGGGGTAATATAAAAACTTGGAAATTTCAATTAAATAATAAAGGTAAAAGTGGATTTAAGTTAACACAAGATTCATTAATTAAATTATTTAGAGAAAATTTAGATACAAATTATTTATTAGATTATTTAAATTTTAAATCTACTCCACAACCAACACTCACTATAACTCGTAATCCATATGGATTTTATACAAAAAATAATAAGAAAGGTGAATATGTTGGAGTATCAGGAGGTGTTCAAGGAGAGATTGATGATACAAAGTTTTTAAAATTAATAACAGAAGAATTATTAAAAAAAAATGTAGAAATTGTTCAAGAATCAGTAGAAGTAATAAATTATAAGTGTTTACCTGATAAAAAAGATGAATTTAGTGCGTTATTTGTTAATCAAAATAGTACTAAACCAGAAGATTCAGTAACTAATATGGAATTGTTTAAAAGACGTATACTAGGATTAGTATCATATTTTCCAGACATAGAAGCTTTACTTCCTAAATTTGAAAAAGATCGAGATTTTAACTTAGTATTAGTACCTATGAGTAACTTTCAATTTGCTGTATATGAAGAGGCAAGAGTAGAAGAACGAAAAATAGAGAGAAATAATGCTAAAAAGAGAGGTAGAGGACAAGGTAATGATATATATGAAAATTCTGTTTCAACATATCGTGTTTTCTCTCGTGCATTTTGTAATTTTGTATTTCCACGTCCAGATATAATTAGACCTTTACCTAGAGATAGTAAAAATTTAGCAGATGTAATAACTGAAACAGCAAATGAAGATTTATTAGATGCAATTAGTGAAGAAGATAGATTAAAAGAAGAAGGTATAATAGATGGTGAAGTAATAGATGATGTAGAAAAACAATTACCAAAAGAACAGACAGCTACATCATTAAAAGAAAATATTTCATATGCAGCAAAACAGCGAAAAGCATTGCAAGACTTATATGATAAAAGAGATGAGTATCTTAATCCACAAGCGTTAGAAATATATAGTCCAAAGTTTTTAAATATTTTGCAAAGATTATTAGATGAAAGAAACATTGGTTCACACTTAATATACAGTCAATTTCGACAGCTTGAAGGTATAGGAATTTTATCTATAGTATTAGAAGCAAATGGGTTTGCTCAATTTAAGATAGTAAAAACAGGAGGAGTTTGGAAATTAAATATAAAACCTGAAGATATGATAAAACCAAAATTTGTTTTATATACTGGTACAGAATTACCAGAAGAGAAAGAGATAATACGTAATATTTTTAATAGTAATTGGGATGCATTAAATACAGGTGAAACTAGTAGTCTTAAAGAACAATTAATAGAAATAGAAAAGACAAATCCTGTTGTAGATGGTAAAAAAATTATAAAAAATTATTTTGGAGATATAATTAAAGTAATTATGATTACAGCATCTGGTGCAGAAGGTATTTCTTTAAGTAATGTAAGATATGTACATATAACAGAACCATATTGGCATCCAGTTCGTATAAATCAGGTTATCGGTCGGGCAAGACGTATATGTAGTCATAAAAATTTACCACTAGAATATCAGACAGTAGAAGTATTTTTATACTTAATGGAATTTACAGAAGAACAGATAGAGAAAGCATCAAGAGAATTAAAAACACAAGATAAAAGTAAATTTACAAAAGAAATCTATATGAATTATAAATCATTAGATAATCCTTATTTAACAAGTGATCAATCATTATATGAAATTTCAAATCAAAAAGAAGTTATTACACAAGGAATATTAAAAAATATTAAAGAAGCATCAATAGATTGCAATTTACATAACCCAATTGGCACTAGTAAACAACTAAAATGTTTAGTATTTGGTTCAGACAATCCTAATAAGTTTGCATATGCACCATCTATATCAAGTCAAGAAAAAGATGAAGCGGCACAATTAAATAGAACTGAACTGAAAATTAAATTAAAGAAAGTTACTTTACCTGATAGTAAAGGAAATAGAACAGATTATGCATATAATGCAGCCGTATTAGAAGACCCAAGTAATGAAAATAGTGATGGAGTAATAGTAACTAGAATATATACTTTAGATAGTGCTGCAGCAGATAATCCTATACCAATTGGTAGTTTATATTTTAAAAATCAGGCAAAGCCAGGCGAAGCTCCAAAATATAAACCTGTTGATTTTACATTTTTAGCTCAAAGTAAAAAATAAATTATAAGCTATAATATTATTTTAAAAGAAATTCTAATATCTTATCTTGATTTTTTAATGTTAATTGCTGGTTAATTGAAATTGTTCGTAATAAATTTAAAATATTTTTAATGTCATTATTGTGTTCTCTAGTTACTTCAGTTGTTTTACTCTCTGTACTCTCTTTAGTCTCTTTAGTTTTAAGTTTACTAATAATATTTTCAGTAGATGGAACAAATGATACTTTTTTTGATTCATTCTCTTTTGGTTCATTTGGTTTAGTATCAACAGTATATTCTTTTGATTTAGGCAATGGTGGTAAAGTATCATATGATCTATCATTAATTAAACTATTTAATTTAAGATTTAATTCTTGATCATTAAATGGTTTATCTACATCATCACTAAATGATACATCAGTAGGTTTATTATGATTCACTAGTTGAATAAATTCCTGTTTTTTATTTTGAAATTCTTCATTAACTTTAATTTTAACTTCTTGTAAAGGTTTTTGTATATGTTCATTTGTAAAATATCTTATTTTTTCCATCATTTTAGCCATTAACATTTTATTACGATCAGTAAGAGACATATTAGTTAAATTCGAAATTTCTACAATAATTTGTTCGTATATAGTTTTTATATTATCAAAATATGTATCTGGTATATTAACAAATGCATTTGCGTCCATAAGAAGTTGCCAAATCATTGCTTTATTGTTTGTAGATATAAACTCTTTTTCTGTCATATATAAAAATAAATTAATTTATTTTTATATTAATTAAATAATATTTTTCTTAATTTTTCCATCTCTTTATCAGGGATTCTCTCTGTAAAATATGGTAACATGTTACTAGTTAGTAAAGTAATAATAATGTATAATACATACATTCCACATTCCGTATCACTTTTTTGATGCTCTGTCTTATTAATATATTCTTTAAGATTTATATTAAGTCGTTTAGCCTGATTAGTAACTCTATCTAAAAATTTTCTTACCTGCTTTGGTGTTTTATCTGCGTTACTATCAAAATAATATATAAAATTTTTATTTAAATTAATAAAAATGCATATCCAGTGTGAGCCACCTAGATAATGTGGATCAGTATTTAAAATAATTCCGATTTTATTAATACCTTTATTTAATACATTTTTCACACTGAAATTACATAAATCGTTCCATACACATTGACCAAACATTTTTTTTTTATCAAAATCAATAGGTGAAGGTCCAATAAATTTAAAATTTGGATATTTTTTTTCATATTGTTTCATTACATTAATAATATCATTGCTATTAAGCCATTCATTAGGATTTTTTTTCCATGTAGGAGGTGCGCTTGGTGCAAATGTATATTGTTTAAGTGAACTATCTAAATTATCTGATATAAAATTTTGTTTTAACCAACAACGTTCATTTCCACAAGTTTTACTTAAATAGTGTTTAAGAGTTTTCCAAATTTGATATGTATCGTTTGTATAAATTTTCTTGTCTGGATAGTCTTTATTCCATTCGCGTTTTAATTTAAACAAGCTAGATGGAGAGTAACAGGTATATGATAATTTTTTATTTGGACTACAATTTAAGTTTTTAAACTTTTTATGGGTTTTATTTCTTACCTTTCTATTTTTTTTTGTTCTACCAACCATCTTATAATTATATAAGATTATTCTTTACTACTTATAGTTTTTACACCTTTAACTCGTAGTTTTGGATCTTTAATATTAATATTTTTTTTTTGTGGTATTATATGATTTTCTGATGTATTTACAGAAATTTTTTTAACAAAGTTTTCTAAATTAGGCACCGAATCATTTGTAGAATTAATTAATATATTATTAATAGATTCAATATCTTGTTCTAATTCTGCATTAGTATCTTTTATATTATTTAAACTTAAATCTAGATATTCTTGCTGATATATATCTTTTGTATCTTGTTGTTTAAAGTAGTAAATTAACTCAGATGCATATTTTTGAAAAATGATTTGTAAATCATTATTGGGATAATTGCCTTTAATCATATCTTTTGTTAATTGACTTATTCTTTTTCTATAAAATTTAATATCTTTATCTAATTTGGTGTCTAATAAACTTTGATTATTTTTTATTAACATATTAGGATTTAGTAGATATTCTAAAGTAATTTTATTTATATATTCTTCATTATCCATAATAATATATAAATATTTAATTATCTTTTATTTCTTGGCGCGTATCATTATTAAATAATTTATTTCCTAAATTTACTGGAGGAGGCAAAAATAGATAACCAGCTTCTCTATTTAGTGTAGGTTGTAAACCCCAAATATTATACTCATAATTTGATGTAGGTAAATTAGGGTATAATCCTTGTGCTGTGCTAGTGTCTGATTTTGGAACAGTTGAATTATATAAATCACTGGTACTATTGGGGACATATGTTGCTTGTGGCGCATTTTGTAATGCATAAACTTGATTTCTTAAAATAGATTCTGTATTAATATTTTGATTATATTGGCTCCATGTACCTCCACTTGTACAAGGTAAGAAATATTTTTTTGGATCCGAATTATATTTAAGAACTCTTGATTTACAAATAGGGCCAGGAGGAATACTATTATGAAATGGACGAGTATATAATGTAGATTGAGGTCTAGGAGAGATTAATACATCTATACTACCAGCTGCCATAGTTCTTGCTAAAATTCTCTCATTTATTTCATTAACTAATCGATCTGTAGATAAATTACAATTTATTGTGGAATTGCTCATATATTTATACTGTTATAATAAAACAAATCTAAAGATTTAATTTATTATATTGTATATGTGTGGAATATTTGGTTTATTAAATTATAATAATACTGAAATAACAACAAATTTTATTGGAGAACAAGCTCAAAAAGGGCAGCATAGAGGCCCAGATTCTTATAAAATAGATATTAATAATAATATTTTTTTAGCATTTTATAGATTAGCAATTAATGGTTTAGATAAAAAATCTGACCAACCTCTTAAATATAATAATAAAGTATTAATTTGTAATGGAGAGATTTATAATTATAAGCGTTTATATGAGATTATGGATATTAAACCTATATCTAATTCAGATTGTGAATGTATTATTTATCTATATGAAAAATATGGAATTAATTATACACTAAATGCATTAGATGGTGTTTTTGCGTTTATATTAATTGATTATGATATAAATAAAATATTTGTAGCCAGAGATCAATTTGGCGTTAGACCACTTTATTATTTATCAAGTGATACATTAGAAGAGAGTAATAATAAAATGTTAGGATTTTCATCAGAGATGAAACAATTACATATGTTTACTCAAGATATTGATAAACATAAGTATAAAGGAATAGATATGTTAAAAGTAAATCTATTTGATCCAGGAAGTTATATGGTATTAAATCTGGAAGATGATGTTTGGAATATATCTGAAAAAATAAGATTCGCCAATTTTCATTTAGCACGAATAAATCCACCAAATGACGATATAGAAGAGCGTAGTATTGTGCAAAATATACATGATATTTTTTGTGAAGCGGTATATAAAAGAGTTACAACAAGTGATAGACCAATTGCTTGTCTATTATCTGGCGGACTAGATAGTAGTATAGTAGCTGCATTAGTTAGTAAAATTTATAATAAACCATTATCAACATATAGTATAGGTTTAGAGGGATCAGAAGATTTAAAATATGCTAGATTAGTAGCAAAACATATAGGATCTAATCATACAGAAGTAGTAGTATCAGAAGAAGACTTTTTTGCATTTATTCCTTCAGTAATTGAGAATATAGAAAGTTACGATACTACAACAGTTAGAGCAAGTGTTGGTAATTTACTAATATCTCAATATATTTCTGAGTCATCAGATGCTAAAGTAATTTTCAATGGAGATGGCAGTGATGAACTTATGGGTGGATATCTCTACACGAATCATGCACCAGACGCATTAGAATTTGATAATGAATGTAAACGATTATTAAGAGATATACAATATTTCGATGTTTTAAGATCGGATAGATCTATTTCTACTCAAGGATTAGAACCACGTACACCATTTTTAGATAGAGATTTTGTAACATTTTTTCTTTCTATACCAGTAGAATATAGATTTAAAACTAATAAACAACAAGAAAAATATCTTTTTAGAAAAGCATTTGATAAGGATTATATACCAAAAGAAGTTTTATGGAGAAAAAAAGAGGCATTTAGCGATGGTGTAAGTAGTAAGGATAGATCGTGGTATCAGATAATAGATGAGCTAGTAGCAAAACAGACTAAAGTTACATATGACTTAGATAAAGTCTATTTACATAATTCTCCAGAAACAATAGAACAATTATATTATAGAACAATTTTTGAACAATTATATCCAAATCAAGAACATTTAATACCTTATTTTTGGATGCCAAAATATGTTCTTGCGACTGATAGTAGTGCACGTTCATTAGATATATACTCATTAGATACAACTAATCAAGATGATAGTGATGATAGTCAACTCTTAAGTGATTTAGACAGCATAGATTTAGATAGTTAATTTATATATCGTTTAATAGTTTTATTTTTAGTTTCATATTTATTGCGGCGAGTAGTTTTATTAATTGGGTGTAAAAAGAGTTCGATATGTTCCATTAATTCCTTACCATTTAAATTATGATTAAAATTTCGTTTACTATCTTTTTCTAAATCTGACATGTTGTACTGATTCATAAATTTATGAATATAATTATTAAAACTATCATATGACATACCCATATTACTCTTATAAAATCTATCAACAAGTAAATTTATGGGTAAAATTACACTATAAGGTTCAATGTGAATATAGTAAACATTATCATTATCCATTTTTTCGTGGTATAAGTCATCAATAAAACATATTTGAGTTTTATTTCCTAATTTAGTAGTTCGCAAGAAATCAGCAACTGTTTTATCGTGAGTTGTACGTTGAGATTCAATTTGTATACCATCAACAATATAAGCACCAATATGATTATCAAATAATTTATAGTTTACTTTATTATCTAAATAGAGACAAATACGTCTAGCCCATTCTTTAGGTCCTTGATTATTAGTGTAGAGACATACTTTGTATAGATCGCCTTTAATTTTCTTGTCTCTTAAAAATTTCATAACATTAAATATATTAGGTCTAAAATATTCAGGATATAAGTCTAGAATATGCATAAATTCTTTTCTTGTAAGTTTTTTTTTATATAATTTTTCAATAGCATCGCAAAAAATACCTAATTGCTGAAAGCAACCAATAGTTTCATCAAGATCAAAAACAACTACACGTTTACTCTGGTTTCTCATATAGTAATAGTATGATAAAAAAAATATTATCAAAATAGTTATAATTATCAAAATAATTAAATAATTATTTTTTATTTGGGATATTAAATTATTATAATCAATCATAA